GGGCAGCCCTACGCCAAGCGGCTGGGTGGAGTTCCGCACAACGGATTCAGACGACGGGGGATGTACTGATGGCAGCAGGCGACGCGACGTGGAACCCCAAAAAGAATGTGGCCTATCGGGTGACGTTTCCGATCCTCGATGCTGATGGGGATCTGGTGACGGGGGCGACAGGGCTGGACTCAGAAGTCAGCAAGGACGCCGGAACATTCGCCGACTGCACCAACGAGGCGACGGAGATTGCCACGTCCAGCGGGGTGTATTACCTCGATCTGACCGCAACCGAGATGAGCGCGGATACGGTCGCGGTCATCGTTAAAACGTCGAGCAGCGGCGCGAAGACAACGGTGCTGGTGATGTACCCATTGGAGACAGCAGACATGCCAGTTGACGTTCTGGCAATTTCTGGGGACAGTGTCGCGGCGGACAACCTCGAGGCGGCTGCGGATGGCACAGGATACAACCTCGGCGGGGGATCGATTGTCGCGGCGAGCGTTACGGCGGCGGTGACAGCGAACACAACGCAGCTTGCCGGGCAGACCGTGGCAGCGGCCGGTGCGGTGACGTTCCCCAGCACAGTTTCGAGCCTTACAGCGGGCGGTGTGCGAACCGAGTTGGCGACGGAGTTGGCACGGATCGATGTTGCGACGTCAACGCGGCTGGCGGGATCGGCATACACCACTCCTCCGACGGCTGCGGCAATCGCGGATGCTGTCTGGGATGAGACGATCGGCGACCACCTGACGGCAGGGAGCACGGGAGCGGCACTGAACGCGGCGGGGTCTGCTGGTGACCCGTGGACAACGCCCCTCCCCGGATCGTACACCGGTTCGCAGGCGGGCAAGATCCTGGCGGATATTCGGGTCGACACCGAAGACATCCAATCCCGACTCCCTGCGGCCCTCGTCAGCGGGCGAATGGATGCGAGCGTGGGGGCGATGGCTGCGAACGTGCTGACAGCCTCGGCACTGGCGACGGATGCGGTGACTGAGGTGGCTGGTGCAACGGCCGATGCGGTCTGGGATGAAGCCTACGCCGATCACACGGTGGCGGGCAGTTTCGGCAAGTCGATGGACATCCTGCGGAAGGCGAACTACGTCACGGAGGGGTCTGTGGCGGCTGGCGGGACTCCGACGACGACATCATTCAGGACCAATCTGACCGAGCCGGATGGCACTTTCGACAATCAGACGTTGCTGTTCTTGACCGGCGCTCTTGCGGGCGAGAGTGTCCCGATCCTGACATTCGCGAACACCAACGGACTGATCACGACACAGGATGAACTGACAGCGGCCCCAACGGCTGGCGATGAGTTCGTGATTCTGCCGGACCACGTTCACAGCGTGGCGGAGATCGCGGACGGCGTGCATGATGAGGCGGTCGAAGGTGCCGAGACACTGCGGCAAGCAATCCGGCTGATGCGTTCGTCGCTGGTCGGTCGACTGGCAGGAGCGGCGACTACGACGGTCACGACACGAGACGCGGCCAACACCAAAAACCGGATCACTGCCACCGTCACAGCCGATGGCAACCGAACCGACGTCACGACGGATGCCACCTGATGTTTCCACGACGTTATTTCCCTGCCAGATACTTCGCCCCACGGTACTTCCCCCAATCCCAGGGGACGCAGCCAGCGGAAACGGCACCAATCCCCGTCTGGCGTGCGAGGCGACGGCCTGAGACAATCCGCTCTACACGGCCAGACGTGGCACGACCACGGCAACGGCCTGACACGATGCGAGGGCTCCCCCGATGATTGCGGCAGAAAGAGTACTGGCGAAACACTCAGCCGAGTCTGTGCTGTTCGGTCTGGACTTCGGCCCACTACTGGCATCGGGTGAGACACTGTCCAGCGTGACTATCTCGGCCAGCCCTGCGGGATTGACCATCGGTAGCCCGTCCGTCCAGACATCGGCATTCGTCGATGAGTTTACCGGGTCGACGGTGGCGGCGAACGAGGGAGCGAAGGTGCGGATCAGCGGGGGGACTGCGGGAAGCGATTACGTGCTGACGGTGACGGCGACGACGAGCGGGAGCAACACGCGGATCTTCGTGGCGACATTGCAGGTGAGAGACTCGTGACATGATTGCACCGGCGAGCCCTGAGCCCCAGAAGCCTTCGAGAAACGATGGAGTTGCCGGAGGGGGGCAGGGGCCAGTACCCCAGCAAATCGGGGAGGGGCAGTTTTCGGAACACCATCCCGCACTGTTGGGCAAGGGGCTGAGATGGTCAATCGGTCGGCACAAGCGCCGGCGTGTGGTCGATCAGTTGGCCCAATGGGTGGAGGATGCCGACCCCAAGACATCCATTGCGGCATGCAAGGCACTCATCGCGGCGGATGCGATCAACGTACGACGGGAGCAGGGGCCACCGCAGACGGCCGTGAATGTCGGCGTGGCTGTGAGCGTGGGGCAATCTGTGGAGGCACTGTTGAATGAGCCTGATTACATCGACTGGCTCGAAAGCCGTCAGCAGCCCAGCCCTGTTTGCCAAGGAGGCCAGCAAGGGCAAGTTTCAGATACCCCGCCACATCCAAGCAATTAGCAGGGCGATCCGCGACACGCTCACGGGACGGAGTGAGCCAACCCTACTGATCGAGGCTCCCCCACGGCACGGGAAGAGCGAACTCGTCTCCCGCTTCTTGCCCGCTTGGTATCTCGGGGTCTGGCCTGAGCGGCGGGTGATGCTGGCAGCGTACGAAGCCACGTTTGCCCGTTCGTGGGGACGCAAGGCAAGGCAAGTCTTCCAAGAGAGCGCCGGCCCGTTGTTCTCGCGCCGGCTGTCGGCAGACAACACAGCGGCGGACGACTGGAGCACGACCGACGGCGGGGGGATGACGACGGCGGGCGTCGGCGGCCCGATGACGGGGCGGGGAGCACATCTCCTGATCATTGACGACCCCGTCAAGAACGCAGAAGAGGCATTGAGCCAGACCACCCGGAACAATCATTGGGACTGGTGGCAGTCGACGGCATCGACGCGATTGGAGCCCGGGGGGAAGACGATCGGGATCATGACCCGATGGCATGAAGACGACATCTTCGGTCGGCTGCTGAAGGCTGGCGGGGCGATCCGGCGATTGACGTTGCCAGCGATTGCGGAGGGCGGCGATCCACTCGGGAGGCAGCCGGGGGAGGCCCTCTGGCCTGAGCGATACCCGGCTGACAGGCTGCGGGAGATGCAGGCCCAACGGTCGGAATACTGGTGGCGGGCAATGTACCAGCAGAGGCCCGGCAAGTGGGGCGAATCGAAGTGGGGCCAGTACCTCGGCGATCGATGCATGGCTGCCCGGTGGCCTGAAGCGTTCGATGTGGGTGTGGTGGCTGTCGATCCGAGCCTAGGGGCTGATGACCGCAAGGGCGACTACTCGGCCATCGTCTTCGTCGGGCGGTCTGGTGGTCGGCTGTGGATCGACGCGGACATCAGGCGGAGAGCGGAGACGGAGATTGCCGTTGATGCCGTGGCGATGTACCAGCGGCATCAGGCAAACTTGATGGTGCTGGAGGGCAACGGTTTCCAGCGGGTGCTGGGCGAGTCTTTCCAAAGTGCGGCCATGTCTGCCGGTGCGATGATGCCCCTCCAGACGATCGTCAACACGGGCAACAAAGTGCTGCGGGTGTCGAGCCTCGGCCCACTGCTGGCGGCTGATCTGTTCCGCTTCCGAGACACCCCGGGGACGCGGCTACTCTTGGATCAACTCGGCGAGTTCCCGCGGGGGGATCACGACGACGGGCCAGACGCTTTGGAAATGGCGGTCCGGTGCCTCAATGGCATGGTCGGCGAGCCTGAGGACGCGGAGGATGTTGCATGGAGCGGGTAGAGCGACGGCATCCCTGCGGCATGGTTCGGTGTTCGTGCGGGGCGATGACTCGGGTAAGATCGAGCACACAGGGCGTGGAGTATCGCGAATGTCAGCGATGCGGGCGCAAGATCAAGACACTGCGGATACAGGAGCGGCGACATGAGCGAGGCATTGGCGAGACTGTTTGAGGCGTTTGTTCCGGAGACGATCGACAGGAGAGGCTACCTGTACGACGATCCCACGTTCGGGTATCCGTCGGCGGTCAACCCGTTCACGAGCCTCACCGATCGAGCGGACGGCCGTTACAAGCCGTACTATGACACTGAGATTGACTTATCATACATCCGGGGGGCGGCCCGCAATCTGGGGCTCCTGACGCCTGTCAGCACAGCGGCGTTGGATCGGCTGGCGGAGTACACCTTTGGCCCGGGGTTCGTGTTCACGGCCCAATCCCAGGATGAGGGGCTGGCTGATCTGTGCCAGCGGATCATCGATCGGTTCTGCGATGTCCACGACATGACGGGCAGCCTCGATCGAGAACTCCACCACCGCAGCCGAGAGGATGGGGAGGCGTTCGCGTATCTCGAACCCGGATTGACGGGAGCCCCTACGCTGTGCGTGCTGGAGCCCGACCAGATCCGCGAGCCGGGCAACGTGCGGCAACTGGAGGACTGGCTGGACGACTACGATGGCCCCACGTCGTGGAGTTTCGGCATTCGCACGCCAGAGCGCCGGCCGGACATGCCCCTTGGCTATCACGTCACACGCGACGATGGGGGGATGGACTGGGACTATGTGCCTGAGCGGCGGATGCTCCACATCTCCAGAGGGAGCCCGCGCAATGCAAAGCGGGGTGTGAGTGATCTGTTCCTGATCGTCGAAGAGATCGCCAGAGAGGCCAAACTTCGCCGCAACATGGCCGAAGGTGCTGCTCTTCAGGCGGCCATCGCGTGGATCTTGGAGGCTCCCCCGGGCACGTCACAGGCCAGCATCCAGACGCTGGGGGCGAGCGATGCGGTGGCCCAGTACGGTCGGCAGGTGATCGGCGGCGGGCAGAAGCAGCAGAGAGTTCAGCAATACAAGCCGGGCACGATCCTCAAGCCGAGCCCGGGGCTGGTCTACAAGCCGGGGCCGATGGGTGCGGAACGTAACGATGGTTTCCTGGCCGTCTCCCAACAACTCCTGCGGATCGTCGGTGTGCGGTGGGCGATGCCCGAATACATGGTGTCAGGGGATGCGAGCAACGCCAACTACGCTTCAACCCTCGTGGCCGAGTCTCCCTTCGTCAAAGCCCGTGAGGCGGACCAAGCGTTCTTCGCGAGGGCGTTTGAGGGGCTGTTGTGGAAGGTGCTGCGGTTCGAGTGGGAGCGCGGGATCTTGCCTCAGCGGCCGTGGCAGGAGATCGAGGCACTTATTGACATCAACACGGAGATGCCCAGCGTGGCCAGCCGCAACCCGCAAGAGTTGGCCAACGTGCAGGCCATCCAGATCACCAACGGCCTGTTGAGCAAGCGGACGGCCGCGACTCAGGCGGGTCTGGACTGGGAGCAGGAGCAGCAGAACAGAGCGGAGGAGGCTCCCCCACCTGCGGCCCCCGTTGTGTCTACCACGGTAGACAAATTTGCCGAAGCGGAAGACAGCTATGATGCACCCGAAG